GAATTCTTTAAATCAAGAAACATTAGATACGGTTCCGCATGGTTCCACGACAGAAACGACAGAAAGAAAAAAATACAACAAGCAAAAGATGAACAACGAAACACCAACCATTAAATTGACAGGACACTTCAATAAAACCTTCAGTGTCAAAAAGGAAGAGAAGGGCTATAAGGGCTTAGAATATTCCATTGAATGGGATTTTGATAAGGAGCAAACTCGCATCCCTATCTCGACACACGGCGCAACCAAGTTGGCCGATACATTTAGAAAGTTAGGCTTTACGCAAATCCACCCAAAAGGCTACAACAAATTTATATAATGACAATAGAAGTAGAAAGAAAAGAAGTTTACGGTAATACCCTAACTTATGTAAAAAAAGAATCTGTAAGGAATTCTATAAAGAAACTAACAGGGAGAAAAACTCTAACCGACTACGACGTTGAAGCTCTTAAAGAGCTAGGCTTTGTCTTAGTCATTAACGAAAAAATAAAAACAATTTAAATGAGAACTAGACAAAACTGCCGAGGACGGTCCAGTAAAAAATATTTTGAAATAGCCTCACAAAATGTTTCGGGAAAAGCTTTAAGGGAGCTTGGTAAAAAATTCTCTTCTCATGGTTACTATAACAAACGCAATGAAAATATAATCTTTGAAGTTTGCCAAATGAAATTCCAAGGGATTTTGGGAGAGATATGTTCGATAGCAGGGATCAAAGAACAAGACGTTCCAGAAGCTGGATATGTGGCGTTTGGTTCTACGGAATTGGCTGTCGAGTGTTTAGGATAAAAACCCCCTAACTCGTTGACTATCAGCGAGTTACGGCTGGGCGGATGCCGCCGCCCGTAACTCCTTACTAATCAATGACTTAGGAAGTTTTTTATTGTTAGTGAGCTTTGTAACCCGTTGTCGCTCAGTGAGTTACCGACCGTTGAACGTGATCGCCATCGAAGCCGAGCTTTATTTGGGTTTATTTTGTTTGTTCTGGGGGATATTACTTATTTGGTAGTTATTCGTTATTTCGGCAAAAATATCACGACCTGAGTTATTTGGCGCGAAATGACTTGACCTGAACATCGAGCGGAATGTATTATTTGGTGCGGGGCAAATTAATATTGTTTTTTGTTTCATTATTATTTGGGCGATATCACACGACCTGCGAACGTGGCTGGTGGGGCGAGGTTGCTCTTATTTGTTTTTTTTTATTCTTATTTGGGGCATATGCCGCGACCTGCAGCTTTTTTTAAAAACTTTTTGTATTTACCCCTGAGCGAAAATCCATTTATTTTATTATTTTGATCTTTATCTGCTGTCTCTGGTGATCGCCATATACAACCCCCATGCAAAAAATGTCACGAATACTATAGTGTCCACGTCCAAGAGTGTGCCGCTAAATCCCTATAAAATCAAGGAAAATTAACGAGAATTATTTAAAAAGACTTTTTATTATTTAAATATAATTAATATGGCCAATCCATAATCAACTTCCATGCATTTTATTTTATCGATCATTCTGTTTCTATTCCCCTCTATATTGACTTGTATCTTTCTTATATTGTATAAGGTGTAGATGGTGATTGAGTGGTATGGTTGTGTGTGTCATTGGGTAGATGGTATGGGGGTATACGTGGCTGGTCAAGTATATTGTTGCAAATGACGTGATTTTTATAATTTCAAACGAACAATTAATAATTAATCTTCATAATAGTAACCAAAGTCTCCATCATTGTGTGATCCTATTTGATATACTGACCTAGAGGATTGGAACTCCCTCATAAAGTTCCTCTTCTCGATTCTGTGAGCCTTTAGCTCTGCTTTGGTTCCTACCATAGCTGGTCGAAGACTACACGCACACTCGTCCATATAGGGCAATGCGTGTTTGTAGATCAGGAATCTATAGAAAGTTCGAATACCGGGGAAGTTGATGCGACCGTTCATGAAATCGCTTTTGAAGCTAGCATTGAATAGATTGTGAGCTAGGTTAGCATCACTTCGAACCTCCTCAGGTGGGCCGATTAGAGCAACAGATATCCCATTGCCCCAAGATGATACTACATATTTCATACCAACTCTTTGAGTAGTTCCCTACCTTTAGGTGTTATCATGCGCTTACCCTCGATAGTCATAAACCCATCCTTGAGGAGCCCGTTCTCAGCGTCCCTCTGTAGGGCTGACCTCGACATCCCGGTTACAGCAGAAAGCATCTGGAGGCTACTGGGTCCATGTGAGCTTAGCGTCTTGAGGATCTGCACCTCGATGTTACTAAGACCGAATGGTCTGATACCAAGGATCTTCTTTAACCCTGCCCAAGCTGATTTATCAACAAAATCAATCTTCTTGATGTTGCAATATGAACTAATCTCTAAAACTCTCTTAACTGCACTTCTAGCATTACCCCGAACACTCGATGCAATTTCATTCAGAACAGTAGGATCATAACCAATCCAATCTTTTTTATTCTTAATGATATACTTGAGATCTTGTGGAGTATATGGTTGAAAATCAACAATGGTCATTCTATCCTTGAGAGGAGCAAAGATCTTATCTAACTCTGTAGTGGCGAACAAGAAGTTCTGTTTGGTGAAATCAAATGTGGCAAATCCACTTTCCCCGAAGTTCACAGTCTTACTCTTAGCGCCCTCAACATTAAACACTGTCAAGAATATATCTACAAGATCTTTAGGTAGAGCATGGCACTCATCGAGGAGGACTGATACTTCCTGACCTGCAATGGCTGGCATAAACACCTGCTCAAGAAACTGACCTGCATTCCTAATAGAACCACAGTTGATCTCTACAAGCTTCTTACCCATGCCTACAGCAAAATGCTTGGCAAACTCAGTCTTACCTAAGCCTTTAGAGCCGTTAAGCATGATGGGTGGGATGATAGACCCAGCCTTCTCCGCTTGAGCGTAAAAGGAAAGCTGGGACTTGACCTCTGGCTGACCGACTAATTTAGAAAACATTTTCATTACTGGTAAACGTTGAATTGGATTGTCTCTTCTGCTTCTGGCTCATCAGTGATAGATGAGATTGTCATTACTGGTTTAGGTTCGAAGTCGAAGCCCATCTGCTCAAGGAACTTCTTACTAACCATAACTTTTGCATTCTGTCCGAACTGATCAATGAGGTCATTGATACTGACTCTGACGAATGATGTGGAACCTTTGGGGCGTCCCCGACCTTGCTTTGCTGTATTACTCATGACTGTCTGTAGTTTAGTGATTGGATTTGGTTTGGTCAACTTTTTTTTGATTAAAAAATAGATTATTTTCATAACCGAGATCTTTAGGTTGAGGATCTCCAGTCTCCTGCTCAGCAATATCATTCAGTTCAGCCATAATAGTCTGATACTCTTCGTATTGCTCTGGCGTAATAAAAATAGGGTGTTCGAATTCCATAACGAGGCGATTATGGTCAAAGAACACCCTGAAGCAAGGCTTTTTTTGTATTAAAAAGTCTTTTTATCTTAAAATACTAGTAATCAATGAGTTATGGAGGTAGTTTTTTGTCTTTTTTCCTGTGTCATGGCTTTAGCAAGCACTGTGTAACCGATTATATCGTCAAAAGCGTCATAAACACTCTCGTTTGACACCTTCAACTCCCCATCATTTGTAAATGACCGGATTCTCTGGATCTTATCCATAATCCTCATCATAATACCCACAATAGGATCAATATCTAAGACCTCTGTCGCTCTAAAGTTGGCAAAAGGGTCTTGGCTCTTCTCTCCACCAGTATAATCGGAACTTTTTCTGCGTAAAGTATCCTTGAGATCATTAGTGGTCTCTTCCAGCATTGTTATAACGTTTTCAATTGTCATGATATTTTTTTTCTTCCATTCTTTGAATATGTTTTTCCCAGATATCTTGGGTTTTTTGGGTTTGCCCATGCTTTTCTAGAAATTCTTTAGCTTCTTGTATCCTTCTTATGGCTAATTTAGCTCTCGCTTCTCTATAGACAGCGAAGGGGAACTTAATCCAACATACGATTCCCACAAATAAACCAAGTGGGATACCTATAATGATTGCCCCCATTATAATAGAGAACTCTTCGTAAATTTTTTTTGCTTTCATATTACCACAAATGATGTCTTTCTCTTCCTCTTAAGTTTTTCTAAAACCCGACGAAAAAGGAAGGCTCTAGTAGAGTAGTTAAAATAAGATTGTCCCCAATGGAGGCTTACTTCTTTTAAATTTTTTTTATATTCATCTTCAAAAACCAACTTAAAAGATTTTAGTTCTCCGTAAGATGAACCTCCAAGTTTCTTTTCGCAAGTTTTTATCATATCTTCTTTGAAGCAAGACCCAAAGATCTCTTTGTAATCCCTGTTGGTCCTAATTTCAAGCCAAGTGTTATAAAAAGGGACGCTCGTTTTTTTTATCCAAAGCCACATAGCGTCTTTACAATTTATGTTGGGAGCTTCTTTATGGCAGTGTTTGCATAATAAAACAAGATTACACGGTTCGTCTGAACCTTTTAATGAGTGGGGTATGATATGACACCTTTCGATTCTGTTTGTCGTTTTTGACTCGCATAAGTGGGCGCATCTCCAGCATCTACGTTCTGGCGAATCTGCCCAATCTATTCCTATATCGCCTTCATAAACTCTAGATTCCCAATAACCTGCGATTTTTGAATGAGACGGTAACCGTCTTTTTACTTTCTTTTCCATATTACCCAAGTATTAATTGTTCTTGAACAGGAGTCTCAATTACATTCTTATAAGCAAAATCATACATCTTTTGCCCCAAATCTTTTCCCCAAATAGTAAGTAGAGCTTCTTCTAGCATTGTATTGGATCTTAATACTGCTTCTTCTTCTGTTTTAAAGGTTTTACAGACGTGAAAAGTTTTACCATTTTTATCTAGTATGCTTCTCCATTGAATTCGAACTTGATATGTGCCATAAGGTCTTTTAAATAGACTTTTATACTTCCCACCCTTCTTAGGTCCACACTTAAGGATATTCTCAAACTGAGTCACAAGCATTAAATTGGTATGGTGATTATTGCTTTTGTTATTATCAATATGATCAGGGCATACCTGATTGCAAATAAAAGTAAAGCCCATTGGAGTTTTAGATTCATGTCGGTATCGACCTATTTTTAAATCATAATGAGAAACTATAGGAGATTTGGATAAAAGATCAGGGAATGTTTCTGCTAATAATTGATGTTGTGGAGTGTTGAATCTGCAAATATAAAAACCAAGATAACCTTTAGTTCCCGCCCTTTTAGGTTTCAAAATCCTATCTTTAAACCTCACGCTATAAACATTTGAGGTATAACCATCCATTTCATAATCAGGATAAGTAACTCCCTGATAAACTATTGGTCTCCTAAGTGACTCCATTTTATTATTCTAAACCTTAATGTAAGTATTATCAAGGAATAACTTTGAGTAAATCCTCTAATTTATACTCATTTTTAATGTAAGCACTTTTATCTTTCAAAACGCTTACTGGTATGTCTCCATCTCTACGAGGGCCATATTCCAAAGATACATCCAGATTATTTACCTTTTTAAACATATTGAACATATCTAATACAGAATTCCCCTCTCCATGCCCTAAGCTCTCTATCCCATTCGCAGGTTTGCTTAATGATAAAAGAATTGATTCGCAAATTTCATTTACATGGACATAATCCCTAATGCAAGTACCATCCTCAGTATCATAATCATTACCAAAAATTGTAAATACACCTGTGTCCTTTGACTTTAAAAGATTAAAAAATAAACCATCTGGATTTTTGATAGGTGTATCATCTGACCCAATAACATTATAGAACCTGAAAATTGTATATTGAATACCGTTCTCTAAGCAGTATTGGATTACAATTTCTTCTGCTGATTTCTTAGAAATACCATAAGGCGAAGCTAAACCCTCTGCAGCCCCAGTCGAAGCAAAGATAAAATGCTTAGTCTTTATATTCCTCAAAACATTCAAAGTCCCAAGAACATTGGTTTCATAATACAGGATTGGATCTTTCACTGATTCACCAACCCTCATTTCAGCAGCTAAATGCACTACACAATCAAAAGGGTATTTATATTTTAGATACTTATCATTCCTAATATCTCCATAATAAAATTTATCAGGGTGAACTTTATCTGGATTTTCTTTATCTATGCCCGAAACCCTATATAGAGAGCCGCCAACTATCTTTTTCAAAAGATGAGAACCTATGTATCCAGAAGATCCTGTGACCAATACTTCTTTCATATTGATTCTCCTAAGCTACTTATAGGCATGTTATACATATCCGCATGAACTTTAAAACCATTAGACGGATCTACAGCCCCTTTCTTCCAGAAGATCGCCTTATCAAAGTAATCCTCCTTAGACATAAAACCACATAACCATATTGATTCTACTCCATAATACTGCGCTTTACTACCCATCCCTCTTTTTTCTTTGAAAGTTATAGAAATAAAAGCGTAAGTATCTGTTTTTTGGTGCTTACTCGTCCCCGCTATAGATACTTCAAAAAAAGGCTTTGGATCTACAGTTCTCCTCTTTGTTTTGACATCTATTTTTCGGCCATCTTTGATTAGATCATAGTCATATTTATCTCTGCCTTTATCACAAGATATATTCTTACAACCTAAATACTTTGTTAACGCAATCTCAGCTAAGTAACCAGCTAAGTTACCTCTGCCTGATGTGATAGAGTTATTAATAGATCCTAATTCTTCCGCTTTCTTAACAGCCTCATCTATCATGGACTGGTTGAAGTCTAATTTTATCATTTTATTTTTGTAGCGTAACCTTGATATTGATCTGCTGGATCTAACTCCCACCCGTTTATACCAAACTCATGCGCCCCGGTCTCAGCAGTCGTAAGATCATGTATATCTGGTGAATCCAACCTATGACAACAAGAGTCAATAGGATTACCTTTGTTATTTAATACCGCCACCATTAGTTCTTTATACCCGTTTGGGCCAATAATCTTACTGTCGTATGTATATATTTCCATTTATTCTCCAAATTTGTAATTGAAACGCTCTAGATCTATAGCGAATTTTTTTGAGATAATACTTTTAGTCTCTTCATCGTGGTATTTAGTATAGTGTTCATGGTTAGATTTATTTTTATGGGGCAATGTTCGTCTGTTTATATTTAATTTACCGCATATAAAATCGAAATCTTCTTGAAGGTTCTCAAAACGACCTATAAAGTCAAGATCCTCATCTATGTAATCCGAATTTAATTGAGGGTGTACGCTGATCTTTGCGCCACTATCCCAAGCTTTTACGTATTCATTGAAACTGGCATCTTTTTTAAATCCAAATTTCTGACTATTATAAAAAAACTGTGACACGATTTTGTCGAAAGGATTCCTTACAAAAGAGAATTTGAAACATTGCTCCCATAAATCTTCACCAATCAATCCTCTTACCCGGCTAGCCGGAAGGTGACACTGGGTTTCTTCCATATCAAAGGCTGTCGAGATAGAAACTCCTCCCGTCTTTATAACATGTACGAAAACCAGATTGAAATCTAAATTAATCATTTATTCTCCGAATTTATAATTAAAAGCCTCAACATCTTCAGAATATTTATCTTGAACCAGTTTTTTATCTTCATCAGTATACCATTCTGTGTAACAACCATGAATAGTTTTATTTTCATGTGGTAATTTCTTAGCGTTAAGCCCTAACTTCCCGCAAACTATATCAAAGTCTTCTTGTAAGTTCTCAAACCTGCCTATAAAATCTATATTCTTGTTAAGGAAAGAGGATTGTGTTTTGCAATGATTTGCGAATATGGGAGAATTAAAAAAAGATTTAAAAGTAAACTTATAACCGAGCCTCTTAGAATACAAGTAGGAAGACATAATTCTATCCCAAGGGTTCCTCACAAAAGCAAAGGAAAAGTATTCTTTTTGTCTTTCTAAAGAAAAATTACTTAAAGTCATGTGTTGTTGCCGTCCAAAACCAATGCTGAATTCAGATCTCACCTTCATGGGCAACGCCTCCAAAGGATATTTCCTTGTCCAATCATGGCTTACCCCATAATGAGATAAAATAAACCTCTCTATTGAAGTGCCGCCACATTTAGGTATGTGTATAAATATAAATTTATCTTTATGACTAATCATTTAATCTCCAAAGTTATAATTAAAACGTTCTATATCCTCTCTATATAAATCAGAAATAACTCTTTTAGTTTGATCGTCATAATATTCTGTATAGCACTTATGATCACTTCTATTAACATGAGGTAAATCTTGTCTGGGTATTCCAATATCCTTACAAATAAAATCAAAATCTCGCTGTAAGTTCTCCATCTTACCCACAAAATCCATTTTGAACTCTCCTCCAACCTTTAAAAAACTGCATTGAGTTTTCAAATGAGGCATTTCCAAATGAGGCTCATGAGTTTTACGGA